AGCAAATCATCTGCACAAACACCATCTGCGAATAAGACAAAGGCTTCCAGTAGCAGTTCTAAGCCTAAGAAGGACCCCACAGAAGGAGGTGATTATAAGTCTTACTCAAAAGATAATAATGACTTTATGTACATGACTCAGCAAGGCTATGATAAGCAAGAGATGGAGGACATGGGAGGAGAGAAGTTTGGTGGAAGACCTGGCAAAGGTAATCTCAAGACCCAGGGCATGAACAAGACTGCAAAGCGTAAAGCCGGGTTCTCTGGTAAAGGCTCTGGCGCAGCACTGAGAGGATTTTAAACTATGCCAATGAACTATATGAATGCCAAGAAGAGGGGCTTAGTCAAGCTTAAAGGAGGTGGGCCTGTAGACAGTGGAGGTGCCGTTGAACATATGGCCTCTATTCAGGATGAACTTGCTTCAGATAATCCTAACAAGGACAATATAGCTTTTTCTAAGGCCGCTTTAAAAAGAGCTTCAAAAGCAGATAAAGCAAAAGCTAGAAAAATTTTAAACTCTTCTGGTCTATATGATATGGACAAAGGAAACAGGTAAGGAAATAAGATATGCCTAATAAAAAGAAAGATCAAAAGAAGAAAGATAAAGACCAAAAGAAGAAAGAGCACTACCTCATTCCTGATCAGAACCCTCCCGTGGACTCTGAAAGATTAAACGCTTTCAACGGTAAGCCCACAGGTCAGGGATACGGAGCGGCTAGACTAGGACCGGACGTTGTCTAAGAAGGAAGATAAGAAGTGTTCTAATCCTTCCTGTCAATGCACAGGTTGTGAAGATTGTTCCAGCACTAGCGAAGGAGGTTGTTCTTGTAAATCAGTTCCCTCAGAGGAATAGTCCAGAAAGGAAATAAATGGTGGAAGACTTTAGTGTATTTCAAGCTGTATCAGATTACGGGCTTGCCATAGTTGCCACCATAGGAGCAGGTGCAGCAGCTTGGAAGCTTCTCCATTTTATGCTCAAGGACGTTGCAGGGGCCTTAAAAGGCCAAGATGAAATTATAATTGCTCTGATAGATAAGAGTAGCAGAGTAGAAACTTTAGTACAGAGAATGGACTCTAAGCTGGATACAGTTCTACAGCAGCGCTCAGAACCTCTGCTCAAGGAAATAAAAGAAAGGTACCGTCCCTGATGGCTTTTGAAAAGTATGACCTAACTGTTAAACCTTATGGTCTAAAAAAAGTAAATGTTGAACAAGAGCTTCCCTCTGGGAGGCGAGTTCCTTATATGAAACCGCTTCCTTTTAAGGCAGGCGGTAAAGTCGTACACTCAGTGGACAGCCCTACCAAACCAGCTTGGATGAGGAATAGGTAAGACAACATGGCAATTGCAACCACATCAAATTTTGACGCCACCTTCTTTATAGACGAGGTCATAGAAGAAGCCTATTCTATGCTAGGTGGTCAGGCAGAGCTTGCCAATGATTCTATCACTGCCAGAAGATCACTTAACCTTATGCTGACAGACTGGCAGAACCGTGGTGTTCTTCTCTGGGGTACGGACCTGGCCAGCACTACACTGGTCACAGGAACAGCAGAGTACACACTCCCTTCAGAGACCGTGGACGTGCTCTCTGGGTACATCAGACTAACTTCCAATAGCAATGACTTTCAGATGAACCGCATAGGATATGAGGAATACGAAGCTATAACTAATAAGACTACCTCTGGTAGACCTACACAGTTTGCCACTCTCAGAGGCAGAGAGAACGTCACGGCCTTTTTCTTTCCTGTGCCTGACGCATCAGATACTTATACTTTTAGAAACTACAGAATGAAGAGGCTGGCAGATGTTAGTAAGAGTGCTCTTCAGAATGCAGACGTTCCCTTCAGATTTATTCCTGCTCTGACCTGTGGCCTTGCCTACTACCTCAGTTACAAGAGAGCAGGTATTCCTGCAGATAGAGTGGCTCTTCTTAAAGCTAAGTACGAAGAACTCTTGGAAAGCGCACTAGACTCAGATAGAAACAGAGTGAGTCTCTTCATCACTCCTAGATTACAGGTGGTATAGACAATGGCCAAACCTAAAGGACTATATGCAAACATTAATGCTAAAAAGAAAGCAGGCACTAGTAAGTCTAAAAAGAAAAGTACTATCACTCCCAAAGCTTATGCTAATATGAAAGCAGGTTTTCCTAAGAAGAAAAAGAATGCCTCTAAAAAAGGGTAGCATGAAGGGACATAGTATCAGCGGTGGTCAGAAGAGGCCTACCAAGTCTGGTGCTGGTATGACCAAGAAAGGTGTGGCAAAGTACAGGAAGGACAACCCAGGGAGCAAGCTAAAGACAGCTGTCACAGGGAGTGTTAAGAAAGGTAGTAAAGATTCAAAGAGACGCAAAAGCTACTGCGCCAGGTCAGCAGGACAAATGAAGAAGTTTCCCAAGGCTGCAAAGGACCCTGACTCAAGACTTAGGCAAGCTAGAAAAAGGTGGAAATGCTAAATGGCTATTAAGAAAGGTTTTTTTATCAGTGATAGATCCGGCTTTAGGCACAGACTAAACCAGCGTGTCAAGGAACCAGGAACTAACTTTATCATTGCTAAGTCAGAGAGCGATGGTATATTTAATCTTGTGACTAACCCTCAGAATAGAGTAAAATTTTTACTAGATAAAGAAGTAATTAAGGATGCAAGGCCCCCTGATAATTCTGACCGTAACCAAAGCTGGAGCGCAGTGACTAGCACATGGGGATCAGAAACCACGCAGTGGAACTTTATATAAGTGAGGAATAACATAGCATGGCAAACTTAACAAATGCCAAGATAGCCAATACCTTTAGAGACTTGCTACAAGTTAATGCAGCAACTTCTAATGCAGGATTGGACGGAACGGTAAGAACTATTCAAGACGGAGGAGGAACTGCTTCTCCCATTGCCATGAGTACGGCTCAGTTAAACGTATCAGGACAATTTGCTCTGGGAGGCACTGTTCTAACTGCCACGGCAGACCAGCTTAATAACCTAGCAGCGGGTGGTTTCACTGCCCTGACTCATGGGAACGGCACTGTTCTGCTTACCATGGGCGGTGTCTCAGTGTCCACTGCCACCACCAGTGCCACAGTTGTGGTTAACCCTACGCTTAGTCTGACAGAGGTAGACGCTGCCACGGGTAGCTTCAGCACCGCTGTCAGCGCAACTAGCCTTGTGGCAGCAAAGGGTAGCTTCACCACCAAGGTATCAGGAGTAGCCGCAGAGTTCTCTGGTAATGTATCCGCTGCTAACGTCTTTGCCTCTACCAATATATTCATAGGCGGCACTGCTATACCTAATGCAGCTGCACTGACCAGTGTTAATAGTGTTATCACTGCGCTCTCTGCCACCATGGCAACCAGTATTGGTAATCGTACCACTGCTATAGCTGCTAATACAGCTGCTATCACTTCTGTTAACACAGTGATAACAAACCTATCAGCTACAATGGCCACCAGTATCAACAACCGTACCACTGCCATAACTGCTAATACAGCTGCTATCACCTCTGTTAATACTGTTATAACAAACTTATCAGCTACCTTTGCCGCTAGTATTGGTAATCGTACCACGGCTATAACTGCTAATACTGCTGCTATTACTTCTATCAATACAGTTGTTGGAAATGTTTCTTCTACCCTGGCCACTAGCATAGCCACCAGATTACCTCTGGCAGGCGGTACACTTACAGGAACAGTATCGGGTACTACACTGGTGATGAGCGCAGGAGTAGGGCTAGGCGCTGTCAGTACTCTCCTGGGAAAGAAACTTAGAATGACAGCGGGAGGTGCCATTGCAGACCTTGTAACTCTTACTGATGGTGCAAATATCTCTGTAAACCTCAACACAGGACAAAACTTTACAGTGACACTGGGAGGGAACAGAACACTAGACAACCCTACCAACTGTGTAGCTGGACAGGTGGGTAGCATCTTTATCACACAGGACGGCACAGGTTCTAGAACACTTGCCTATGGTTCTTCTTGGGACTTTATAGCAGGAGAAGCTCCTGTGCTTTCCACAGACGCAGCGGCAAGAGACAGGCTAGATTATATTGTACAAACATCTACAGATGTTCAAGCTGTTCTGACAAAGGCGTATTCATAATGAGTGTTTTTAATAACAATCTTTTACTAGGTGCAGGTGGTCAAGGAGGGGGTGATTTTGACACTGGGCTTATTCCTAACTCTGTATGGCTAGATGGGTCAGCAGATTTTCTCAAACGAACATTCGCCAGCGGCGGCAATCAAAAAAGATTTGTGCTGGGGACTTGGCTTCAAAGAAATAAAAT